ACTATGAAGATCCTTCAGAAAAACAAGATGAGATCGATGAGCTCGAAGGTAAAGTATCTAGTCTAGAAGATGATATTGAGGAACTCAGAGAAGAAATACGGGAACTTAAAGAAGAGTTAGAAGGTTATCGAGAAGTAGAAGATATCCAATCTAATAAAAGCCCTATTCAAGAAAAAGTAAGTACTAACCAAAATAATTATACCTTATACTAATGCACGTAAAACCATTAACAAAAGAAGAAGAACATGCTCTAAATCAAGAGCGCTTTAAAAAGACTCCACAAGAAAAAGAAAATAGCAAAAAAGCTAAGTCTGAGTGGAAGAAATCACAAAAAAATAAGTAATTATGGGAAATAATATGACAATGGATGCTGAAGCAGGTCCTCCAGAAATATCTAGTTATAGATATCATAAAATCATACAAGAAATAACTCTATTAAGAAGTATGCAAGAAATCGACAATAAGGAAGTTAAAAGACTTATAGGTATGCTAAATTCGACTGATCCTGAGAACTGGACAGTAGCAGAAGAGTTTGTTAAAAATAAACTTAGTAATGAGTAAAAAGAAAGATGCTATGTTTACCACTATTCTCAAAAAGGATGGTGGTAAACTTACATATGCTATACCCGCAGATGAGAAGATATATAAGATTTTCGTAGATGCTCTAGAAGAAGGTCAGAGAGTCGAATTATTCTTTGATGCTAATAAAGATGATGGTACCCTGGCACAACTCGCTAAGATATATAAATGTATGCGTGAGTTATCTAAGGAAACAGGAGCACTGTTCGAAGATGTAAAACTCGATGTTAAACGTAAAGCAGGTCTATGCTTTGTAAAACTAATAGACGATGAGAAATACATGTTTTGTAAATCTCTAGCAGATTGCTCAAAAGAAGATTTAGGTCTCGTTATAGAGACTATAATATCTCTCGGAGAAAATGTAAATATAAATTTTAGGTAAACTTCTCTGTTTCAGGATCGAAAGTAATCTCTTTAAGCTTATTCTGAGCTTTAGCTTTACTTTCTATCTCGTATACAAGAGCTGTAAGAATATGGATATTGAGCTCATAGCCATCTTTAGGCTGAGAATCAGTTTTAAGACCTTCCAGAGTCTTTTTAAAGTCATCAGGCGTCTTACTATCACCTAAGATTAATAATGCATTAACAATACGCTTATAGAAGTGGCCGGATACTTGAATATCAATTATGGCTTCTGGGTCTATACCCTGATATTTTATAGGTTCCATAGCTACAAATATAAGAAATAAACTTAATAAGTATATGAAGAATGAAATAAACATAGAAGAGTTACAGGCTAAACTTTACGAAAAACTTAAACCTTCAGGATGGGGAGATAAACTTAAAACATTTATTATGTCTGATGACTTTATTAGTATTATAAAATATCTAGTAAACGAAGTAGAAGAAGGTAGAAGATTTACTCCAACTCTTAAGCAATTATTTAGATGCTTTGAAGAGTGTCCGTACGACAAACTTAAGGTAGTAATGATGGCGCAAGATCCTTATCCTCAAGCATTTGTAGCAGATGGAATACCCTTCTCATGCTCTAATTTAGATAAGCCCGAAGCTTCTTTAAGATATATTCATAAGGAACTTCATGATACCATTACAATGGACTATAAGCCTTTTAATGATCTTAAAGCTTGGTCTAATCAAGGAATACTGATGTTAAATACAGCGCTTACAACAACTATAGGAAAGACTGGAGTACACTATGCTCTATGGCAACCTTTCATAGCTTTTGTATTAGATATCCTAACTTTCCAGAATCCAGGCTTAATATATGTATTTGTTGGCCGTAAAGCTCAGGATTGGGCAGAGTCTATTCCAGATAATAACTGGAAGCTTACTTGTTCTCATCCAGCCTCAGCAGGCTATAGTAATCTTCCAAACTGGGACTCAGATAGAGTATTCCAGAAAATAACAGCATTAACAGAAAAACATTTTAATCAAAAGATAATATGGTAAAGTTAAAACTACCTCAGATGAAACATAAGAATAATGGGGTAGTAGTTAATACTAAGCCTGATATAGATATAAGAGCTCAACTAGACCCTCAATTAAATGAAGGTCAGAAGAGTGCACTATTATTAATGCTAAGATTTGTAGGTAAACGAGATAGGAATATGTTTGTACTTAAAGGCTATGCCGGAACCGGTAAAAGCTTTCTTATAAACAGATTTATAAAAGAAGTTATTAAGACTAAGTCCTTCCGGGAGATAGCAATAACAGCTCCTACAAATAAAGCAGTAAAAGTATTAAGAAGAGGAAGTACATTAGATATACATGTACGATTCTGTACTATACATAGTTTGTTAGGGCTTACTCAAAAGATAAATAGTACAGGTCATATAAGCTTTACAGCAGATAAAAAGAATAAAAGTACTATATCAAGGATAAGTTTACTTATAGTAGATGAAACTTCCATGCTTAGTGATGATTTATTCCGTCTATTACAGGACGAGGTAGAAAAACATAAAGGAGCCTTGAGAATAATTTTTGTAGGAGATGGATGTCAAATTCCTCCTGTTAATAAAGTAGACTGTATTCCTTTCAAGCGAGGATTATCTGAAGGATATTCTGAAGAGGGTTATACACTTACTGAAATCATGCGACAAGCTAAAGGCAATCCTATATTGGAAGCGGCATACAATATCCGCGAGAATCTTAAGGATCCTTACTGCACAAAAGATGTAAAGACTGATAATAATTATTTGGCTACAGGCTTTATTGGAACACAAGTACTAGACTCTAAAAAAGGAGAAACAGACCTGCTAACTAATCTTTCTATAGCGTTTACAGGTATACATTTTAATAGCGATGCAGACTACGCTAAAGTAATAGCTTGGACTAACGCCACTGTAAAAAAGTATAATACTATTATCAGGAATATGATATTTAATAATCCTATAGATAAAATTGTAGCAGGTGATAAGCTTATCGCTAATTCTCCAATAATGCAGAAAAATGAGATAATCTTTAACACCTCAGATGAGCTAGAAGTGATAAGTGTAACTAAAAAAGAGTTAAACTTTTATACTACTGCAGGTCCTGTAAAGCTTCAAATCTATAATACAGTAGTTAAAGAAGACGGTAACGGAAATCCTGAAACTTTAGATATACTTCATGAAGATTCTTATGCTGAATTTGATAGAGTATTATCAATACTTAAAACTAGAGCTGTAGAATCTGGATCTAAGGATCGTTGGGTAAACTATTATGACTTTATGAAGAAGGTTGCGGATGTAGCCTATAACTACGCTATAACGGCACATAAAGCTCAAGGTTCGACGTATACTAATGTCTTCATTATAGAAGATGATATAGATGCTAATCGTAATATTGTAGAACGTAATAGAATAAAGTACACAGCTTATACCCGGGCATCTAAAAGATTATTTATATATAAAAAAGTATAAGATGTCTGTACAGCAAACTTTTGACGGATTATGGTCACAGATACAACCTAGTGCTAAAAGAAAATATCCTCAAGATATGTATACCATATTTGAGAGGAAAAGTACAGCTTTACTAGAATTACAGCTATTATTAGCTACAGATAAAATAGATAAAGTACAAGCTGTAAATATGATGAAGATGGTAAGATCGAATGATCTTGAAAATCTAGTTGTAGCAGAAGAATTTATAAAAAATATGTTGATATGAAATACTATTTTAGAAGTAAAGATACCCTAGTCGGTATAAGTTTTGATGCTATAAATGAAGAAGAAGCCTGGAAATTACTAGGAGAAATATTTGATGTTACAGACTTTGTTATAGAAAGAGATACAAATATTAACTAATGAAAAAGAACATAGATAATTAAACCTGCTTCCGCTACCGCGGTGGCTACCCACCCTATTTTGGCCCAAAGTAGCCTTCGGGAAAGCTTCTTTATCTCTTTTTTCTGGTCTTTTATAGTATTATCTCTTACTACTATAACTTCATCTTTAACTTGATTTAAAGAAGTAAACTTAGAGATTTCTACACGCTGTTCTTCTATTAAAGCTTGTCTATTAGTAATCTTGGACTTCGCGATAGAAAGAAGAGTATCACAGGTGTTTAAATCTACAGCTGTTCTAGCTATAAGTCTTAACTCTGTAATACCATAACATCTAATAGTGTCTTTGCTTACTCCAATTTGTGCGTATAATTGAGTCAAGCTGAGTTGGGCTAGCAGTATTAAATATAAACTTTGTCTTTTCATGGTTGCTATATATTATCTTAGGATCACTGTTAAGAAGAGTATTATAATTAGATTCCAGACGAGCTTGACGAATATGACTAGAGTCTATCTGTTTTAATAAAAGACTTATAGAATCTTGTAATACTTTATCATCTTTAGGAAGATCTTGTTTATGACGATGCATAATAAGTAAAGTTACTACTAGTACAAAAACTAATATAAGTAATGCTAGTATTATGTGATCTTTACTAATCTTGGGGTTTGTCTCCACTATTTGGCTCATCTGTTGGTTTATTAGAGTTTTCTGTTTTGAGAGCGTAATGATTGCCTACAGTATTAGTTATTACAAGAGATGTCATTAATCCTGATAATACAGTAGCTATAGAAACAACATTAGTATTATCAGTGTATCTGATACATACTACAGATAATACCCAGAAGACACCAATACTTAACCATTTACGAAGACTATGTCCACCAGGAAGATTATTAAGCGCCTTAAAAAAGTTTCTTATAAATTCATAGGAGTCTGGAAAATTACGCTTAAGCCATGCAGATACTGTTCCCATATTTGTAAAGTTAAATAATTATAGTAATATAGCAAAAAAATATGAAACATCCAAAATATGAGTAATCCTAAGAGAGAAGATCCTTCTACCTTTATAGAAGGCTTCCGGGATATATTCTATAAAATCTATGGTATTAGACCTATTGTTACTATTCCTAAATCTTATTTTAAAAGAGATATACTAGTATTATCCATTACACTTAGTGATTTATATGAGTTATCAAATTCTTTAGCTAAAGCAGATCCTAATACGTGTGTTGTTAGATCTATTAAAGATACAAAGATAAACTTTAGAACAAGAGCTTATAAATATTCTTTTATAAAAAAAGCTATAGAACTAGGTCATACACCACAAAGTATTAGTGATTTTTTACATAGTGGTAAAAAAAAGAATGGTACAGTAGCTATCAATTATGCTTGTAAAGCTATTGATAGAGCGTATACATTAGATGATCCTAAGTCCGCAGCTATACGTGAGATATTTGCAAGAGTAACTAAGTATACTAAAGAAATAATAAATGGAAATAATAGATAAGATAATAGAGAAAAAACTAACACCTAATCAGTTCTATGTATTAGTATCTATAAGAGATAAAGTATCTCCCTTATATATTAACTTACATCAGGAACTAAGAACTCTTCTATCAGAAGAATGGCTTACTAAAACAGAAGCAGGTAACATGGAGTTATCTTCTAATGCGATAGAGCTACTCAACGAAGTAGAAAGTTTATTTAAAGTACAGAAGAAAAAGACTAATAATACTATAATGGGTGCTGAGTATAGTGAGAATATAGAGAAATATACTCTATTGTTTCCCAAAATCAGAATACCTACTAGTAAACTTCCAGCTAGGTCCGCTGAGAAGAATGTAGAAGTAGTGTTTAAATGGTTCTTTCTTAATTATAAATACTCTTGGGATGTAGTCTTAAAAGCAACAGCTATGTATGTAGATGAACTACAGACAAAGAACTATGCTTACATGAGAACTTCTCAGTATTTTATAAAGAAGCAGGAGCAAGATAAAACTATTACTTCTAAGCTTGCCGATTATTGTTCTATTGTTGAATCAGGGGATGACTTAGATACAGGCTTCCACTTTAAAGAAAAAGTATATTAGTATGAAAAAAAATGAGGTAGGTCATCGATTATTAACAGCAGTACTGTTAACTTTTTTGTGCTGGATAGTTGTAAATCAATGGATTATACCCATGAATTTTTCAACGTATATTTATATAGAGATTCTTTTGCTAAGTTTAAACGAATTACGTACTTTAGCCTTAAGAAAGATCCTAAATATTCCAGATAATAAACAATGCTGCAAACACAGCGAGGGAGATTCGTCTCTCTAAACTAAAAGAATGAGTGAACCAACAAATAAAAAACTTCCTTGGCGAGATCAAAAAGATGGCTTCCGCGATGCTCTAGTCTATATGACAGGACGTATGCGAGGAGAAATAAAAAGTTTTAGAACACCTTGGTTAAAATTTAATGCTGCTACGACTGATGGTATAGAATGGCATTCTGTAACTATCATAGGTGGGAGACCAGGTGCAGGAAAAACTCTTATTTGCGATCAGATAGTACGAGAAGGATTTATTATTAATGCTGGAGAAGACTTTAGAGTCCTCCAGTTCCAGTTTGAGATGATTGCTCGAACATCAGCCCTTAGAGAATACTCTGCTTTTACAGGTAAGTCTTATAAGCAACTATGTAGTGCAGATGGAATAAATGAGTCCTCTGTAATAGAAGCTTGTCATAATTATGCAAAAGAGCGAGTAAAGTATCCAATAGACGTAGTAGAAGATCCATGTACTGTTCCTGAATTTATTCAGATAATAATACAGTATATGGATGCTAATTCCTATATCGATGAAGGCATCAAAAAGTACAGAAAGACTATGATTACTCTTGACCATAGTTTATTAATGAAATTAGCTCCTTATAAAGAGAAGAATGATATGTTATATGCTTTAGGAGAAGCACTTACTTTACTAAAAAGAAAGTATCCTATAGCTTTTATCATATTGAGTCAGCTTAATAGAGACATAAATAAGCCTGAAAGAAATGAAGATGGTAATTATGGTAACTATGTATTAGAATCAGATATTTTTGGAGCAGATGCTCTATTACAACATGCTGATACTTTAATAGGTCTTAATAGACCAGGTAAACAAAAGATCCGTTTCTATGGACCTGATAGATTTATTATACAAGATGACTCTGTATTAGCTCTCCACTTTCTTAAATGTAGAAATGGAGGTACAGGTATAGCATTCTTTAAAGCAGAGTTTCATAAAAGCGCTGTATCAGAAATGGATACACCACCAATGCAAGAAAAAAGATTAAGAACATCATGAGTATACCAACAAACGACGTAGAAGAAAAGAAAAAAAGGCTAGAAGAGCTTCGTGTTTTTCATGCTAGTACTCTAGAACAACTAGGTGTACATCCAAGTAGCTTTATTCCAAAGCTGTCTTATGTCCCTCCAGGAAAAACAGATCTTTATATAGGTATGTTTCCTAGTGAGATGTCAAAGAAATTAGATCTTTATATTGAATTTACACATAAAGAAAATCTTCCTCTTGATCAGGAGAATAGGACTCTTTATAAACTTAAGTATAATCCATTCTTCAATGAAGAATATGAGAAGACTGAACCTAATGCTGCTGGTAATATTCGATATCTTATTCCTGTTTCAGAACTTATAGTAGTAAAGAAATATGGAGAAGAAGCTAAAAAAGAAGAAACAGCTGCTACCTTTGAACTTCCTGATACAGAAACAGATTTACCATTTAATCAAATGACTATACGAGACTTTGCAGCTATTATGCTAAAGAAAGAAGTAAGTCATAAAGCTTGGTTAAATAAAATAATAAAAGGATAAGATGAGCACAGAAGAAATAGTACTTCCAACAAAGAAAGTTATGGCCACTCATAAGAGTCCTAATAACTTAATTATATTCTCTAAGCCTAAAGTAGGTAAGACAAGTGTTTTAGCTCAGCTAGAAAATTGTTTAATCTTAGACTTAGAGAAAGGTTCTGCCTATGTAGATGCGCTTAAAATACAAGCCAACTCTGTAGAAGATATTAAAAAAATCGGAGAAAAGATTAAAGCAGCAGGCAACCCCTATAAATATATAGCAGTGGATAGCTTGACCGCTTTAGAAGATATGATAATTCCTTATGCTGAACAGGCTTATTCTCGCACAGTAATGGGTAAGAATTGGTTTAAACAAGTAGATGGAAAATTATCTCCAGATAGTGGTAAAGCTATTTATGGAAATATATTAAGCTTACCCAATGGTGCAGGATATGGTCCAGTACGGGAGAGCTATATGAAAGTTATAGACTATATAAAAACATGGGCACCAAGAGTAATCTTAGTAGCTCATATAAAAGATATTTTATTAGAGAAGAATGGTGCTGAATTTACAGCAGTAGACATAGCTCTAACAGGAAAATTAAAGATGATTATTTCATCACAGTCAGATGCTATAGGATATTTACATCGTAAAGGTGATAAGAATATCTTAAGCTTTAGAACAAGTGATGAAGTAGCATGTGGTGCAAGACCCGATCATCTACGGAATAAAGAAATAATACTCTCTGAGTTAAATAGCGAGAATGTCTATACTACTCATTGGGATCAAGTATATATCGATTAAGTAATCTAAAAAAAGTAAATATGTCAGAAAAATTAAAGACCAGCGATATAAAAACTGGTGGAGGAGTTCCTAAGTTATTACAACCAGGTAATAATGTTTGTAAGATAACAAAAGTAGAATTAAAAGAGTTTAAGTTTAAGCCAGGAAGCTATGAACTTATTCTTAATATGGAAGGTCCTGATTTAGGAGCTGGATTTGAAGGATTCTTTATAGATAAAGCTAATGAATCTCTTGGAAAACATAAAGGTCAGATAGCTAATGTAAAAGCTACAGAATGGGCTTTTGTTGATGGTACAACCAAAGGTGGTATAGTTATCAAGCGTGATACAGAGATCATGAAGTTTATCATGAATCTTTGTAAGTCTATTGATGGAGAAGTTTGGTGGAAAGGTACTGATAATAGATTTGATACTATAGAGGATATGGTATCAGCTTTTAATAGTGAAGCTCCTTTTAAAGATAAATGGTTAAATGTTTGTCTTGCGGGTAATGAGTATGATAAGAATGGCTATCCAGCTTATGCATTACATCTTCCTAAGTTTAGTAAAGATGGTGTGCCTCATGAAAAAGCGGGAACTACACCTTCTAAAGTAGCTAAGTTTAATCCTAGCACTCATATCAAAAAGAAAGAAGTAAAGAATGTAGAGAATTTCGGTGGAGAAACTAGTGGAGGAATCCATACTAGTAATCCATTCGAATTATAACTAATAAGAGGGGATAATTAAGTCCCCTCTTTTAAATGTCCTATATGTTAAGAACAAAATCTCTGATATCAACATTAACAGAAGTCCCCAGAACATGGGTCTTCGAATATTATTTAGAGCTTAAAGAAAAGCTTACAGGTCAAGACATAAAGATTAAATCAATCTTTAGTAAAACTGATAAGAATCCTTCTTTTTGTGTGTATTATTCTTCAAGTACTTCTTGCTATAAGTTTAAAGACTTTGCAACTAGTAAACAAGGAGATGGTGTAACATTAGTACAACTAATGTTTGAACTATCTTCAAGAGGAGAAGCCGCGCATAAAATCATAGAAGACTATAATCAGTTTATGTTGACTAATAAAGAAGACTATCAACTAAGAGAGTTTAAAGTTCACTCAAAATACCAGGTAGCTGGATTTGATAAAAGAGCTTGGACAAACATAGATGAAAAATACTGGATGAAGTTTCACATAAACTCTAAATTATTAGAGGAGTATTGTGTATATCCTTTACAGTCTTATAGAATGACCAAAGAAGATGAAGGAGAGACTAAAGAGCTTTTAATAAAAGGAGATAATATATATGGATACTTTCGTAAAGACGGTACACTGTATAAAATTTATCAACCCATGGTAAAAGAGAATAAGTTTATTAAAGTAAAAGAATATATCCAAGGTAGTGAACAACTTACAGGTAATGTTCCTTATTTAGTAATATGTAGCTCTCTTAAAGACTTAATGGCCTTTCGGAAACTAGGTTATAATAACGCAGAAGCAATAGCTCCTGATAGTGAGAATACCCTAATACCAGAACAGGTCTTACTAACTTATAGACATAAGTATAAGAAGATAGTAACTCTTTTTGATAATGATACTCCAGGCATAGATGCTATGAAGAAGTATGAACTAAGATATTCTATTCCTTATGTGCACTTAAATATGTCTAAAGATTTATCAGACTCAGTAAGAGATAATACTCTTACTAAAGTACGAGATACTCTTACACCTCTATTAAAACAAGTAGTATATAATTCACCTATTCTTAAATCTGAAACAGTATGAAGATAACATTAATAAAAGCCTTTAGATCAAATGATGGTTGTATTTGGGAATCTGAAAAGGATGCTATACAACAGAATATAGATGAGTGTTTTGGTAAAACGAACATAAGTACTACTGATACATATACTGCTATAAAAGATAAAGTATTACTTTGGATACATAATAATCCAAAAGATGTACGCTATATACTGAATAATATAGATAAGATAGATATATGATTATCTCCTGGATACGTAACGGCTGTACTTTCGATGATAGTCAGATTCCAGAAGGCGCCGTAGGTTTTATATATCAGATGAGTGCTATAATAGATGGGAAAGTGGTCCTCTATATCGGAAAGAAAAACTTCTATGCCAATCTTAAAAGAAAGATAGGTAAGAAGAAACTTCCTACTGATAAAAGACTAAAGAAGTATACTAGAGTCTCTAAGACATCCTATGCTAACTACTACAGTAGTAATGAAACTCTCAAGAAAGCTCATAAAGATGGAGTATTAATACATCGAGAGATAATCAAGATATGCTATAGTAAAACAGAGTTATCTTATGAAGAAGTTAAACAACAGTTTTTACTGGGCGTTCTAGAGAATGATATATACTTGAATGGTAATATCCTCGGACGCTTTTTTAAACAAAAGAAAGTATGAGTAGACTAGATAATAGAACAGATGATGAAAGGCCTCAATATGCTCAAGCAGGACACTATGTTTGTATAACATGCTCAATGAGCTTTCATGTAGAACCTAGAAAAGTGTTTCCTGGAGATACTAATCCTACACAAACACTCTTTTGTATTACTTGTATGAGTGTATTAAAGAGTTGCATTAATCGAGAAAAAACTAAAGATTTCGGATGGTAAAAAAGAATGAAAATATAGAATGGCTAGGAGTCTTTATAAAGCTTCAAGAGCTAGGATATGATAGAATATACACTACTTTTTCAGGATCTGGCGATTCAGGAGATATAGAAGATATGTCTTTGCTAAAACTAAGTGAAGATAAAGAAGATCTAGAATATGACGATAGAGAAGAGAGATTAAAAGATCTAGATATAGAAGTAAAGAAAGAGTTAGATGAACGTATATCAGACCTTCTTAATAACATAGAAGACTGGTGGAATAATGAGGGAGGTGGTGGTAACATCATGATTAACCTAAAAGATAAAACCTACGAGATAGAAAATTATATTAACATTACTAATACTCAAGATTTCTCTTCTTCTGGTAACTTTTTAAAAGGTGAAGACTAATGGCACATCCAATGGAGCACGCAAAAAGTGCTGCCCGAAAATGGGGAGGAAAGCCTGAAGATTATCTTTTTCTAGAAGAATGGTTCGATGAAACTAAAAAATGGCTAG